GAAACAAACGGTCATTCTGTCGCTGAGATATTTGACCGTCTGGATACAATTCAAAAATTCATTTAAGGGAGGAAACTGACTATGACAGATAGAGAAAAAATGCTTGATAAGGCTCTGACCTATATCGGAAGGGACGGCTATTATGTATGTCGCACGAAGTTGCGTCTTGGCGCGGTTTATGACTGGTGCGCCTTTGCTGTTTCCGCTATTATGAAGGATTGTGGATTTGTCGGTAAGTATATTAAATCCGTTGAGGGCGGTGCCGGCAGTATTCCCCGTGCATCTGACGGAAAATACGGTACCTGGTTCAAAAAGGGTACGATGCTGCCCCAGCCCGGTGATTTGATTTTTCTTCGCTATGCCGATTATCCGCAGCAGGATAAATACTTCTGCGACCACATCGGCATTGTGGAAAATGTAAAGGGCAGCGAAATCACGACCCTTGAAGGTAATGTGGACGGCTACGGCTACAACTGGGCAAGCACATCCTCTTTCAAGAGGAAAACGAGAAGCCTGAATGACAGTAATGTCTACGCTTTCTATCGCCCCAAGTGGCAGAGCAGCACCTCCACAGGAACAACAAGTGGAAAGAAGTCTGTGGACGAGCTTGCGAAAGAAGTCATTCAGGGTAAATGGTCTGCCGGAGATGAGCGTAAGACAAAGCTGACTGCTGCCGGATATGATTATTCTGCCGTACAGAACAGGGTAAACGAGATGCTTTCCGGTAACACAAAGAGCGGAAAATCTGTGGAGACCCTTGCCCGTGAAGTCATTCAGGGCAAGTGGGGCAACGGTGAAGAACGCAGACAAAAGCTCACAGCCGCAGGCTACAACTATTCTGCCGTTCAGAGCAGAGTAAACGAACTGATGAAATAAGGAGGAATCTGACTATGACTATTATGCAGATGATCGAGAAAAGAAATAAGGCTATTGAGGCAGCCCGTGCTTTTGCGGCTGCCCACAAGAATGAAAACGGTGTTCTGAATGATACCGACTATGCGGAATACGAGCAGATGGAAAAGGAGATACAGGATATTTCCCGTGAGATCAGCCGTATGCAGCGTGAGGATGCTATGGAGCAGGAACTGAACAAACCTATGAATACTCCCCTTACCTCAAAGCCTTTTAAGGGCGAGATCGGTGGCACAGGCAGAGCAAGCGAGGAATACAGAAAAGCGATGCTCGGTGCGCTCCGCAGTAACTTTGCGGATGTATCAAATGTTCTGCGTGAGGGTTCTGATGCAGACGGCGGCTATCTTGTTCCCGAAGAGTATGATAAGAGAATCATCGATGTGCTGAACGGCGAGAACATTATGCGTACTCTCGGTACAAAAATTAAAACAAGCGGCGATCACAAGATCAATGTAGCGGCGACAAAGCCTGCAGCATCGTGGATCGATGAGGGCGAACCTCTTGTGTGGGGTGACGCTACATTCGATCAGATACTGCTTGACGCACACAAGCTTCATGTTGCGATCAAGGTGACGGAAGAGCTTCTCTATGACAATTCCTTCGGTCTGGAAAATTACATCATCACCCAGTTTGGCAAGGCTCTCGCCAACGCTGAGGAGGATGCTTTCCTGAACGGCAACGGCAGAGGTAAGCCGACAGGTATCTTTGCTGCAACAGGCGGCGGTGTTATTTCCGGTACGACTACTACTCTCAAGGGTGACGATATTATCAATCTCGTTTATGCCCTCAAGCGTCCGTACCGTAAAAAGGCTGCCTTTATCATGAACGATAAGATTCTGGCAACCGTTCGCACACTCAAGGATTCAGAGGGTCAGTATCTGTGGCAGCAGTCATTTAAGGACGGTGAGCCGGAAAGACTGGCAGGCTATCCTGTTTATACATCAGAGTACGCTCCCACAAATATGATCTCCTTCGGCGATTACAGCTACTACAACATTGGCGACAGAGGTACTCGTTCATTCAAAAAGCTGACAGAGCTTTTTGCCGGAAATGATATGGTTGGCTTTGTCGCAAAGGAACGTGTTGACGGCAAACTGGTACTTCCCGAAGCTGTGCAGATACTGAAAATTGGTTCGACCGGAAAAGTCACTAAGCCTTGATGAGGTGATTGAATGACTGTATCAGTCAAGGAAGTAAAAAACTTTCTTCGTGTGGATCATAACGAGGACGATTCGCTTATCCGCAGCTATATTTCTGCTGCCGAGGCACTCTGCCTTGATATTCTCCGCACGGAGGACAGAACGATATTAAAGACAGCAAAAAACGCAAAAATAGCAGTGCTGTATGCCATCGCCTATTTTTACGAACACAGAGAAGAAGCCGATTACAAGGCTCTGACAATCTCACTCAGAGCTTTGCTTTTCGGTAACAGGAAGGAGGAATTTTAATGCAGATAGCGCTTTTAAATGAGAGGATAACCTTTCAGCGAAATGTAATTCTTACCGACCGTATCGGCAACCATATGAGCAGCTGGAATGATGAATTCTCCTGCTATGCAACTGTAGGCGGCGAAAGCGGCAAGGAAACGGCCGTTGTAGGAACGACTGTCGAGAACACGGATGTTACCTTTACTGTCCGCTGGTGCGCCCTGACGGCAACTGTCAGCACCACAGGCTACCGCATTATGTTCAAAAACGAAATATATGACATCGTTTCTATTGACCACATGAACTATAAAAAGAAATGCATTAAATTCAGGTGCAGGAAGGCAAGGCGATAGCGTGAGCAAGACAGTAAAAATTGACGACCTTGCCGAGGAAGTCATGAAGGGCTTGACGGAATATTCAAAACTTGCAACAGCCGATATGAAAAAGGCTGTTAAAAAAGCGGGAAACGATGTGCGGAAAGAAATTCAATCTACTGCTCCGAAGGAAACAGGAGCGTATGCGAAAAGCTGGGCGGTGAAAACGACAAGGGAGTCAGCTGAGAAATTAGAG